ATGTACTACGAGACAGAAGGCACAGAGACCACAGAGAACGCAATCAAGCTAAAGAGCCGCGAGACCACGCAGGGCTCACGATACCAGTACGTTAGCCAGGACAGCGGCGGAAACGGCAACGGTGACAATCGACCACAGCCAACTGAGCCAGTAACGCCCGAGCCACAGCCCGAGCCGGAGACTCCACCAACTCCAACGCCTACACCTGAGCCACAGCCAACGCCACAGGATAACGAGCCAGAGCCTAAGACCGAGCCAGTAAAGCCAGTCAAGAAGACAAAGAAGAAGGCTGTACTTCCTGCAACGGGTGACACTCAAAACGTTGCAGTTGTTGCTGGCATTGGAGTTATCGCAATTATTGTCGCGATGGTAGCAAGCATGCCAATGAGGAGGGACTAATTATGGATCTTGAAGAAATTGGAATGTCTGCATTCAGTGTTGAGCTTCTGAAGAAACTAGCTAAAGACTTCTATGACATTGGCCGCGAAGAAGGCTTCGACGCAGGATTTACCGCGGCGATTTGCACCATTGTCTCAGTGGCCAAGAAGGAAAGCGTAGAGAATGCGGTGAAGTACGCGGAAGACTTCATCAACGGCCCACTCGCTAACGAAGAAGCAAAGACAAGATTCGACGAGCTCGCAGATCTGTCCGCAAGTCTAGGACTAGGAGATGTATTGAAATGAACCTCGATGAATACACAGACAAGCTTGCAGAGCTTGCTGCAGACAGTGTCACGGAGAGCGACCTTTATTTTCTAAAGGGTAAAAACGTGTACTTGTCTGGACCAATCACGGGCGTGAAAGACTACAAATATCCCTTCGTTTTCGTGGAGAAAGTACTGAACAAGGTAAGCGATAGCATGGTGTTCAATCCAGCCACGGAGATACCTTCAAACACTCCATACGAGGCCGCTATGGCCACGTGCTTACAGGCTCTATCGCTTAGAGTTCGAGACGGTGAAGACGAGCCATATTACCCAATGTACGGTGTGATGATTCTTCTTCCTGGATGGACGAAGAGCAAAGGCGCGCAGATTGAAAACCGCGTGGCCGAGGCGTGTGGTATTGAGGTCGTCGATATGTCATTGAATGCGGCGTTCGCGAAAATAAGGCCTTTCTATCAAGCACTCATTGGCGTGGTGAACAACCATGGGGAATAGAGACGACCACAAAGACCTCCTGGAAGCGCTTAGTTGGATAGACCCCTCCGAGCTTGATTACCAACAGTGGGTGGACTGTGGCATGGCGCTTCATGAGTCCGGCTTTTCATGGCAGGACTGGGACGCGTGGAGCCGTATGGACATCTACCGCTACCACGAGGGCGAGTGCGAGCGTAAGTGGAAAAGCTTCGGTCGTTCACCGTCACGCGTTAAAAGCGGAACCATTATCGCATTCGCGCGTGCTCGTGGATGGTCGCCAGGCGTGAAAAGTTACGCCATTGGGTGGGATGATGAAATCATTGACCCGGGAGACGCCTTCGGCATTACACCGGACTGGGCGGACGAGGTTGACGTTGATGTTATGGACGGCGAGTGGGACCAGGCTAAAGACTTGGCGGACTACCTGGCGGCAGTGTTTGAGGATTCCGACCGTGTGTGCTACGTCAATGAGGTCTACGAAAAAGACGGCAAGTATATGCCAAAGCGTGGCCATTGGGATAGAAACGCAGGCGAGCTTCGAGAGGAGCTCGCCAAGTGCGACGGAGACTTGGGCAAGGTACTGGGCGATTGGAACCCAGAGGCGGGCGCATGGATCTGCTTTAATCCGGTAGACGGAAAAGGCCGCTCCAACCAAAACATTACAGAGTTTAGATACGCCCTTGTTGAGTCTGACACGCTGGAAGTGGAAAAGCAGCTTGGCATGATCCAGGCAATGAAGCTTCCATGCGTGGCCGTGGTGTCAAGTGGAAACAAAAGCGTTCACGCTATCGTCCACATTGACGCGGGCACGGATGAAAACTTGTACAGGAAGCGCGTAGAGAAGCTGTACCAATTCTGCGCACGCCGTAAGTTTTCGCCGGACATGGCCAACAAGAATCCCAGCCGTCTCTCACGTATGCCAGGCATCACGCGTGGCGAGAATCGTCAGAGACTTCTAAAGCTCAACATTGGCTGCAAGGACTGGGACGAATGGGAGAAGTGGGCGGACGAGTCAGAGGATGACCTTCCAGACGAAGCTGACTGCTCAGACTGGGACGAGCCGGTTGAGTTGAACGCTCCGCTTATTGGTGTTGAGGGCGCGGGACTTCTGCGCCAGGGACAGAAGATGATTCTCACGGGCGACTCCAAGATGGGCAAATCCTACGCGCTCATTGACTTAGCCGAGGCAGTCTGCACGGGTAGCACGTGGCTGGGTATGCCATGTATCAAAGGACGCGTTTTATACGTAAACTTGGAGATTGAAGCGAATGAGTTTAGACAGCGTCTCCATACGGTTTGGGATGCTCACCATGGCGATAAACAGCCCGGTGCACTCGATGATTTAAAGACCAATTTTTATTCATGGAATCTGCGCGGTAAAGCTCGCCTTATGAAGGACTTAACGCCCATCTTGATTCGCCGTGTTTTGGCGCATGGCGAGAAGGGTTTTTTCACCATGGTCATCGTTGACCCGGTCTATAAGGTCAACGGCGGAGACGATAACGACTCTCGCATGGTGGCAGAGTTCACGAACGCCATCGACCGTATCACGGAGGAGTGCGGATGCGCCGTTGTTTATGCGCACCACCATCCAAAGGGTACGGCCGGCCAGAAGAAGGCAATGGACCGCATGAGTGGCTCTGGCGTTTATGCACGTGACGCGGACTCAATGTGTGACTTCACGCCGCTGGAGATTCCGGAGGAGTTTCGCCGTACACGCTTGAATGATTATCCGGCCTATCGCGTATCCATGACCACGAGGAGCTTTCCTACACCGCCAGAGCGCGACGTCATCTTCAAGTGGCCACGGTTCTATGACGACCCAACGGGCATGCTCGCGAAGTTTGAGACGGAAGGCGCTGACCCATTCGCCAAAGGGCGCGAGAGTAAGCTGGCGAAGAACCACCGCATCCAGAAGGAAGCGGCGGAGCTGATGCAGGACGCTTACAATGCGGCGGTGGCCGATGGTTGCGCGGACGATAACGGATACGTCACCCAAGAGGATCTGTTAGAACGAATCGGCACGCGCATAGACCCAGAGGGGCACGAAGTGAAGCCAAACATTCGGAGCATTCAGAGGTGGGCGGACAGCGATTGGTGTGCCATCGAAAAGCGCAAAATTGAGGTTGAGGGCTCACGAGGCCGTACTCGCATGATGACGATGTACATCGATGCAGTTAAAGAAGCAGAAAGCGGCTTTTTGAATGACCCAAATGAGTAGTTGCCACCAAAAACGGCGCACCGCTTATATAGGTATATAAGCCGATTTTGGTGGTAATGGTGATTTTTTCGTATTCAATCCTTGGACAATACGCCCCTAGCACAGGGGTTTGGCGCCAAGGGCGCGCGCCAAACGCCCCTTGTACGCTGAGGCTAGTGCTAGGGTGCGTTTGCCACAAGCTCTTGAACATTTCCGCGCGCGCCCGCGTAATTGGCGCGGTTCATTTTTTTGAGATTCACGATTCACGATTCACGATTCACGATGAGGAGATTGATTGATGTGGTTGACCCAAGAAGTAGCGCGGGTGGCCGTGTGAGCCACGCAGAGCCCGCACAAGACGCGAAGAGGAGAGTGTCGGCGTTCTTGCCCATGAGACCGCCGAGCGTGACGCACAACGCCCTTGTGGCGTACATCGTGGGCGGTGGTAAAGGAGCGCACGCCGCCATCCGAAAGTCGGACAGGCTTAAAGACGCAGAAGACGAGATCTGTACGTGGTTGATGCGGACGGTGTGTGCGCAGCGTGATTTCGTCAAATTGGCAAAAGGGCCACTGCGTTTAAGCGTACGATGGTGTTTTGGAACAAGTGTTCTACACCCCGATGGTACCCCGATGACGGAGAAGCCGGATATGTCGAACATGCTGAAGACGTTTGAAGACTGTCTGACCAGGTGTGGGATAATTGAAGACGACCGTTTCATCGTGGACGAGCACATTGCGAAAGGCTACAGAGACCCACAAGGCATTTGGTTTTGCGTCGAAGAATTGCAAGAAAAGGCGAGGTGATAGGCGTGACGGGTGAGGAATGGTGGGGTAGTGTTCGCCAGGCCGCGAAAGATATCACAAGCGCACGCAACAGGCTGAACGCCGTTAGAGAGCCTCTGAAGGCTTCTAGCGGCGCAGGAACTAAGAATTCGACTTCTGACCCGACTGCACGTGTAAGCATAGCGGAAATGACCGCACAGGCGTTTTTAAAGGGTTTGTTGGACGAATTGGAGAGCGTCATTCTTGACGGTTACGCCGCGTGCAACACAATCGGCGAAGCACTCGGCCAAGACGCGGCCCTCGTGATGCAGTTGTACTTCGTCGAAGGTTACACGTGGGCGGAGACGGCCAAGAGGGCGCACGTTTCCATGCGTCAAGCATTCAAGCTGCGCGAACGTTCTTTGGAGTTTACAAACGCGGTGGGTATTGCTAAGCTGTGTATAAAGCAAGAAGAATATTCATAAATCGTGCATAATCTTGCAGTTATATTCATATTAAAACGTGCTATCTTGATACCGTAGGAATGTACGAAAGTTAACAAAGCGACTCGGGCGCTCTCAGAAATGAGGGCGCTTTTTTGTTAGCTCAATATTCATTTTTATGCATAAGTGGAGAGGTTTATTCACGAATGGCAAGACTAAACAATCCGAACGCGGCGAAGAACTTAACGCCTAACAGTAAGCGCACCAAGGCAGAGCTAAGTGCAATGGGTCGCAAAGGCGGCGAGAAGTCTAACGCGGTTCAGAAGCGCAGGCGCGAGATTCGTGAGACGCTTCTAGATCTTCTCGCCATGCCGATGAAGCCAGGCAAGCTGTCCCAGGCGTCCACCATTGCGGGTCTCACGGGAAAGAACGTGACCGCCAGTGAAGCCATGGCGCTTGCCATGCTCACCCAGGCGCTTGAAGGAGACGTTCGCGCGGCTGAGTTCGTCCGCGATTCTTCCGGACAGAAGCCTGTGCAGCAGATGGAAGTGTCTGCTAACGCTAAGGAAGCCAGCGCCGCGTTCAAGAGTTTGCTCGACGAGGTAGAGAGCGATGGAGACCAATAGAGCACTCGCGACGCTTATGGCCAAGCACCCGGTGCGCTTAGCGCATGAGCTGGGTTATGACCTTCTGCGCGAAGGACTCCATGACAGATGGATTCATGAGATGGTCTTTGGTGTGGGCGACATGACGCTTCAGTCTCACCGTGGTTCATACAAGACGACATGCGTCGAGGTGGCTCTGTGGTTGATATTGCTCACACGCCCGGACTTGACCGTGGGATTCCAACGCAAAGGCGAGAATGACGTCGCGGAAGTACTCGCGGCGGTCAAGCGCATGGTCGAGCATCCGCTTACTCAGGAGATTGCGCAGAGCATCTATGGCCAGCCACTGAAGCTGACCACGGCAAGCTCTACGGCAATATCGACAAGTCTCGCGTGTAACGTCTCCGGCTCACCGCAACTGACGGGCATCGGCATTGGCGGTTCGCTTACTGGTAAGCACTGGGACATCATCTTCACGGACGACATCGTCACACTGCGTGACCGCGTGAGCCGCGCTGAGCGTGAGCGCACAAAGCAGATTTACCGCGAGCTTCAGAACGTCAAGAACCGCGGCGGACGCATCATCAACACGGGAACACCTTGGCACAAAGACGACGCGTTCACCATCATGCCACCCGCTGAGAAGTGGCCATGGGATACCACGGGGCTTGTGAGTGTGGACGCAGCCACAGAGTTGAAGGCATCAATGACGCACTCACTCTTTGCGGCTAACTACGAGCTGCGCCATGTGGCAGAGGAAGGCGTGGTCTTTGAGGGCGATTGTAAGACGTTCAAAGACGAGAGCCTTCTCTACGACGGCATCATGCATGTGGATGCGGCTTACGGCGGTTCAGACGGTACAGCCATCACATGTATCAAGTGGGTGGGCGACGAAGCGTACGTCCATGGTGAGCTGTACCGCGAGACGCACGTCGATAAGTGCATGGCGCGCATCTTGGAGTTACACCGCGAGCTGAGACTTGGCACGGTGTACATGGAGAAGAACGCGGATAAAGGGTACGTGGCCGACAAGCTCGACGGGTACGGGTTGCCCGTTCACACCTACTCAGAGACTGCAAACAAGTTCATCAAGATTGCGACGTATGGCCGTGGCACTTGGTCCAAGCTGTTCAGGCTTGAGAGTGTTCGCGAGGCTAGCGTCGATTACTGGAACGAAGTCATGGACTTCACCGAGGGAGCTGAGCACGATGACGCGCCTGACTCTCTCTCGTGCGCTATTCGCTTGCACGATAACGCGCCAACCATTCGACTATTTAGAGGAGGCATTTAGTGAGTGCTGACGTTAAGGGAGCAAACGCTTCCACGTTTGAGCCAAGGGGCGGCTATCGCCTACCAAAGGACACGCAGATGACCGCGGAGCTTCTCGGCAAGCTCTTGGTGGATTACCGCACAAAGCAGGTTAACCGTTTGGCCAGCCTTCGCAAAGCATATGAGGGCGATCATGACATTCTGCACCAAAAGAAAAAGGCAGAATACAAGCCAGACAATAGGCTCGTGGCCAACTTCGCCAAGCAGATCGTGGACTCCATGGTCGGCTATTTCTTGGGCGTTCCTATTCGTACTACCGCAGACGATGAAGCATTTGCGGAGTATCTGGACGTATGGAGCGCGGTCAATGACTCCGATGACCTAGACGCAGAGCTTTCCAAGCTGGCGGACATCTATGGCGCAGGCTACGAGCTTATGTGGCGCGACGAGGAAGCCTTCGCGCGTTCTTGTTCAGTCACACCGATGAATTGCTTCGTTGTCCGTGATGACACCGTAGAAAATGACATCATCTACGCGGTGCGCTTCTGGTTGGACGATAACCTTTTCGACAATGCGCGCGATACACTTCGCGGCACGCTCTACGATTCCATGTTTGAGACGCCGTTTGTGATGGACGGCTCGAAGGTCATCTTCGGTGAGCCTGTCATCCACGGCTTTGACGATGTCCCTGTGGTTGAGTATGTAGACAATGAAGAGCGTCTTGGCTTGTTTGAGGGCGTCATGTCGCTCATTAACGCGTACAACAAGGCAATCTCCGAGAAGGCCAACGATGTCGAGTATTACGCTGACGCTTATCTGAAGATTCTTGGCGCGCGCCTGGACGATGATACTCTGCAGAATCTGAGAGACTCGCGCATCATCAACCTGGACTCGAGGGATGCGGCAAACGTCACCGTTGAGTTTCTGTCTAAGCCTGACGCAGACGGAACGCAGGAAAACTTCATTGATCGTGTGGAGCGTCTTATCTTCGTTCTGTCGATGGTGTCAGACCTCTCAAGCGAGAAGTTCGACACCAGCTCCGGTATTGCTATCAAGTATCGCCTGCAGGCTATGAGCGATATCGCCGTAGTAAAGCAGAGAAAGTTCCGCCGTTCACTCTCTAGGCGCTGGAAGCTGCTCTGTAATTACGCAGGAAACACACGCCTAGACGCCAAAGCATGGACGACCGTACGCGCCACCTTCACGCGCAACCTACCATCGAACCTACTCGAAGAGTCTCAAATTGCGGGCAACCTCTCCGGCATTACGTCCGAGGAGACGCAGCTGTCCGTTCTGTCGTGTGTTGATTCGCCACAGGCTGAGATGCAGCGCATGGCCGACGAGCGCGCCGAGCAGGCCGCGCAGATGGTCCCAGACCGTACAGACGGGGGGGCGAGTGATGGAGGTCTGAAATCGCTCAACGGAGCACAGACCCAGTCACTTCTTTCTGTTATTGCACAATACGCCGCAGGAAGCCTGTCAGAGGCTCAGGCGATAAGCGTCATTAGTGCGTCTATTGGAGTAGATCATGACAAGGCACGCTCGATTCTTTTGGGCGATGCTATGCCAGAAATTGTTAAGTAAGGAGCAACATGGACTCGTATTGGCACAGCCGTCAAACACTCGCTGACGCAGCGATGGAGAAAGACGAACGCGCTCTGTCGATACGCGTCCATAACGCCTACGAGAGCGAGCTCCGCCGCTTGAACCGCGAGATTGCGGAGTATTATCAGCGCTATGGCGAGAATGGCGTGCTTGAGTATCGCCGTCTCATGGAGACAATGGACCCTAAAGACCGCGAGCTTCTTATTCGTGACTGTGATGAGTTTCTACGCCAGCACCCGGATATGCAGTCCATTGTGGATGTGCGTAAATCAATCTACCAACTGAACAGGCTCGAAGGTTTGCAGGCGTCCGCACGCTTGCACCTCTACCAAGCAACGGGAGACGTGGTTCAGCGCATCGATAACCACATCCTGCGACAGTCTCTGCGCGGTGCGAACACAGCGGCTGAAGCGATGGGATTTGGTCGAGCGTTCTACAGCATGGACTCTGACGCGGTGCGCCGATTCGTCGATACGGTGTGGACGGGTAACACGTCATACTCCCAGCGCATCTGGGACAACACGGAGACCCTCGCGTCATACGTTGCGCAGGATATGTCGAAGGCGCTCGCCCGAGGTGATTCATATCAGCGAATTGCGAAGGCTCTTGAGAAGCGCTTTGTGGATGTTCCGCAGTCATCGCTCATGCGCTTGGTCTACACCGAGGGTACTTACGTCTCACGCATGGCGCAGGTTGAGGAGTTGAAGCGCGAAGGCTTCGACTCTTACACCATCGAGGTGGTGCATGACGAGCGCGCCTGTGAAGAGTGTGAAGGCGTGAATGGATCTACGTTTAGGTTCGAGGATATGCAGGTGGGCGTGAACTTCCCGCCACTCCACCCATACTGCAGGTGCCAGATTGCGCCGGCTGTGGACGATTGGGACGCCTGGCAACAGAAGCAGGAGGAGCTTGGCCAAAGACAGGCGGAGAAAATTGCAGAGAAGGAAACGGTTTATAAAGTATCCGCTGGCCGTCGCTCTCGTATTTTTGGTGAACCGGAAGATGCATCGTTTATATTTGACGGTAGGGAGATATGGAGCGGTACTGGAACTGTAAACAATGTAGTCATGCCGCCAAAAGAAGATTTAATAAAACTCCTATCTGATTCTGGTCAAACATCTCTGCACAATGTTGCTTTAGTTCACACTCACACGACACGTGTCGGCGGTACGCTTAGCGTTGAAGATATCAATGTTTTAGTTGAATATGGACTAAAGTCAAACACGGCAAGAGAAACGCAAGGAGAAAAAAGGCAATTTGTTCTCGAACGTACTCACAAAACAAATATTGAGCTCGGCCGTGAATTAGTGGAAGATTATAGGCTGTTTATACAAACCACATGGGATAGAGTCTCTTATTCTTATTGGTTGGAGCACTATCAAGCTCTTGGCATACCGTTCTATGATGCAGATACAACTGAAGCCGAGAAGATGCTTAGAGAGTTTCAGCATAAATGGTTGATGGAAAATGCTCAGCGATATGGGTATAATTACTACGTAAAGTAATTTGAAAAGGTGAATGGCATGAATGCTGTTTTAGACATCTTGAAAAAGTACGAGAATCCTCGCCAGCTTGACGCGGACCAAGACAAAATGTATTGCGTTAGGTTTTACATGATGGCAGTCGAAGGAAAACATCCAATCGAACATGTAAAGCAAATGGCCGGAAGCGCTCCGATGGAGGAGTACCTTTTGCCAGAAGATTATGAGAATTGGAAACGATTGACAGCTGAAGTTTAACCTTCATCAACTAACTAGCTTTCACGAGCCACCTCCGGGTGGCTTTTTTGTTAGACCGCTAAGGAGGTGAGAATATGGCGCGAGTAGTTATCTACATGGCCGAGTGGTGCAGCATCTGTCGCGGGACTATTAAGCGTATAGTGCCGGCTTTATCTGAAGAGGATATCGAGTACGAGATTATTGATGTTGACTGCTCACCAAGGTCCAAGGACGCGAAGAGCATCACTCACCTTCCGACGGTGTGCGTTGTGGACGCAGGAGAGCGCGAGCTCATGCGTTGTCGTGGATGTCCAACTGACGAGGTACTAGAGAAAATTGTTGAACTGTGTATTGAAAGCGACTAGACGGTCGCTTTTTTAATGCGCCGACCAAGCTTTGATGTCGCTAAAAGCTAAGGAGAAAAGGCACGCCGACGCGCCTGGGAGCGCCGGGGAATTAGGAGAAAAACAATGGGTGCAGAAACAAACGCAGCAACAACCACAGAGACCGCAGAGGAGACTAAGCAAGCTCAGGCTCCTGTTGTGGATGGCGAGGGCGCTAACAAGGACGCGACCACCACCACACAGACAGAGCCAAAGCAGGACAACAAGCAGCAGCCAAAGTACACGGACGCTGATGTTGATGAGATTGTCTCCAAGCGTCTTGCGAAGTGGGAAAAGCAGCAAGCCGCAAAGGTCGAAGAAGCTGCAAAGCTGGCCGAGATGAATGCTCAGCAAAAAGCAGAGTACGAACGTGACAAGGTTCAAAAAGAGCTTGATGAGTACAAGCGTCGCGATACCGTAAACGCGATGGTGGCCGAGTCTCGTCGTCAACTCTCTGAGCAAGGTATCGCGGTCAGCGATGACATTCTCGCGCGTTTAGTGGGTGAAACTGCAGAGGAAACAAAGGCGTCCGTTGACGCTTTCTCGACGGCTTTCACGGCGGCCGTAGAAGATGCCGTGAAGAAGCAACTCGCGGGCAAAGCTCCTGCGGCGGGTGTGGCCACTAAGACGATGACCAAAGAAGAGATCTTGGCCATCAAGGACCCAATCGCTCGCCAAGCAGCCATCCGCGACAATATTGGATTATTTGTTTAACACTAAGAAAGGCGGCTTATTATGCCAGCAGAAACAGGACTTACCGTAAAGACCGACATCGCTCCTGAGATTTCTATTGATTACGTCAACCGATTCTCCCAGGGCATCCAGGAGCTTCAGAAGGCTCTCGGTATTACCAACCTCATCCCTGTAGCTCAGGGCGGCACCATCAAGACCTACAAGTTCGTGAAGGACGTCAAGAGTGGCGTCGTCGCCGAGGGTGACACCATTCCAGCATCCAACATCAAGCGCCAGCTTGACCAGACCATCGAGCTTCCTCTCAATAAGTATCGCCGCGTGACCTCCGCCGAGGCTATTCAGCTTCGTGGCCGCGACCGTGCAATCAACGAAGCTGACGCTCAGCTTATCGGCACCATCCAGAACGGCATTCGCAGCGATCTGATTGCAAGCGTCGCAACCACTACAGCTGCAGCAAAGAACGGCAAGACCCTCCAGGCTGCTATGGCCAATCTCTGGGCTTCTCTCACTGGTAAGTTCGAGGGCTATGACGGATTCGATACTGACGCAGCTAATCCATTCGTCTTCTTCGTCAATCCTCTCGATGTGGCTGATTATCTCGGCACTGCAACCGTAACCACCCAGAACGCCGCAGGTATTACTTATCTCAAGGACTTCCTTGGCCTGGGTACTGCAATCACCTCTTCCAAGGTTAAGGCAGGCACCATCTTCGGCACTGCAGCCATGAACCTTAACCTGGCGTACATCCCAGCAAACGGTTCCGACCTTGCTTCCACTTTCGGACTGACCTCCGACGCTACCGGCTTCGTTGGTATTACCCACAATATCAACACCAATAACGCAACCTGCGACACCTTGGTTATGTCCGGCGTCAAGATCTTCCCAGAGATTACCGACGGCGTTGTCAAGGCTGAGATTAAGGCAACCGTCTAATTCACGAGTAAGGAGGTGAGCGTATGAGCGTATTAGATCGTGTCAAAACACGACTCGAAGCGGTCGATGATAAGCCGAGCGATAAGTGGCTGGAAGAAGTCACGCATACGCTCACAGACCGCATCTGTTTGCGCGTTGGCGTGTCCACGCTACCCACCACAGCCGAGTCTCTTGTGGTCGATGCAACCATCAAGGCGGTCAATCGCCGATTCGATGAAGGCATCACGCAGGAGTCTGAGGGACAGGGCGGAACCTTGTCCCTTCAGTTTGTGGATGACCTTCTCGCGGAGTATGCCGCGGAGCTTTCTGCCTTGGCTGAGATTGCTAGGGCGGACAATACCGCCGCTCTGCAGTTCCCAAAGGTGAGGTTCGTATGAAGTGGCGGATGTGCGAGTTGATTGAGCTTGCGGACACCGACGCGCGCGACAAGCTAGGAAACCGCGTACTCTCGCGCCGGGTGCTCACAACCACCCGGGCGAGGGTATGTCCCGCATCGCTTGTTGAGACGGCAAACGAAGGCAACGACTACGCGGCGTGTGACTTGACGCTTATCACGACAGTTCCCGCCGAGCTTGCTCTTCGTGCGTCTCTTGTACGCTTTCCCGTGATTGATGCTGGCGACGTCTTCGAGGTTATTCGTGTGCTTGATTTTGGTAGACGTCGCGTTTTATCGCTTAGACGGCTAAAGGGTGATGCGTATGCCTAGTGTTCGCCTGCAGTTTGACGACGGTGGACTTGGCGACGCACTGAAAGAGCTCGCAAATATTAAGCCTGAAGTTGTTATGAAGCGCACCGTGAATGAGATAGCCGAAGACCTACGCGCAACCACACCACGCGACACAGGCGAGTTGATTGGATCCATTCGCCAAAGTGTCAAAGGTGGCGAGGGTGAGATTGGCTACACAGGCGAATATGCGCCGCATGTTGAGTATGGCCATAGGCAAAATGTTGGCCAGTACGTTCCGAAGCTTGGCAAGCGCCTAAAGGCACCCTTTGTGGAAGGCCAGCACTTCTTTGCTACGGAGATCAAGGCGGCGCGCGCTGTTCTGAAGAAGCGGTGCGGTGAGTATCTAAGGAGTAAAGGCTTATGAGGCAAGCACTAAAGCGACTCCCGCTTGACGATTTTGTCGCGGCGGTTGTGGCCCGTGTCAAAGAAGGCACGGGCGTTAAATGTGTGACCGACGCGAATAAAGAACCCTCTCCTCTTTATTCCGTCGGCGCACTCTCAGTTCGTCCGGACAAAACTAAAACAATGTGGCTGGATGTCTACACCATCGAGCTTCACGCAATCTCTAAGCCGTCTAAGACGCGCGAGGAGATATTCAAGATGGTGACGGCTCTAGAAGAAGCCATGAGCCAGCCAATTAGTTTGGCTTGTCCGTTCCGGGTCATCCGTCAAACGGATAACGGTCTAAACACAATCAAGCGAGACGAGACAGGAGAATGGCACGCGGTTGTGCCGTTCGAGGTGGTCGTCTCCTATGGTCTGATTATTAAGTAGAAAGGGGCATTACTATGCCAGATTCAACTGCATTCGATAGTGGTGCATATTGCGACGTTTCCGCCGGTGGCGTTAACGCTGTAAACGGTGCAGAGGTCCTTCTCGGCGTATTCAGCGCGGACGGTTCTAAGCTCCTCGCAATCGCTGGTGAGAAATCTCACAAGGTATCGCTTTCCGCTGATACCACGAGCGTCTCCACGAAGTCTTCTCGCGGTGCTTGGAAGGTTAACCGCGCATCCACCCGTTCCTTTGAGGTTTCCGTTGATACGGTGGCCGTCAAGGACGCTGAGAGCGATAAACTGTTCCGCCAGGCACTTGCCGACGGCACTATTCTGTGCGTCAAGGAGTTCTTGGATAATACAGACTTCACGCCAATTGGCGGCGGCGCTGTCATCGTCACCAAGTACGAGGCAGACTCGCCAACCGATGACGTACGCACCGCGTCTGTATCTCTCACAGGCACAGGCAAGTGGACGTGGTTCGATATTGACGCAGCCGCCAAGGCTAAGGCAATTACCAAGCCAACAGGACGATAGGCGTCCACTAACACAACTCACGGGGTAGCTTCGGCTGCCCCTTTTTTATTAGTTAAGGAGTAAGAAATGGCAGATTTTACCTTCGAGGTTGACGGTACTACATACGAGCTTCTCTACGCGGAGAAGCGCGTGGAGATGGCAGAAACAGCAATGGGAAACAAAAGCATTATTTCCGTGTTTACCGCTCAGCCAACTCTGCGCGAGACTAAGACCCTCTTCGCGTATGGCATCCGTGAGAGTGGCCAAAGTGCATGGGTTAACCCCACACAGGCCATCGAGCTTGCTGGAAAGTACCTGCAGGAGCATGGCTACGCTCAGACGCTCGAAGCTGTAAGTGGCGCACTCATGAAGGACTGCGGTTTTTTATTCCAGTAGATCTGGTGAGCCCGCGCTGGGTCAGACCATCAACAAGCAAACAACAACAAGCCGACCAGCCACAAGAAGCGCCACAGAAGCCACAGACAGGCTACGAGCGCGACAAGTTGTGGGCATGGGCGGCTGTTCGCTTTGGATGGACGCCGGACGAGTTTAACAGGCTCACAGCGGCTCAGATTGCCCTTCTTCAAGTGGCTGAGCATGACCGTGTCGCGTCTGACCAGATGCTTCTCAATGAAGCAGTCGCGAACGCGCTCGCCAATGGCTACAAGAAGAAGAGCGAGGAGCCTGAGCTTCTGTGGGTTGAAGCAAACAAGCCTGACAGAAAGACCATGAGCGCGAAAGAAGCGCGCGACAAAATGGCCGCGCTTGAGAAGGCTCTATCGAATCAACAGAAATAAACATGAGAGGAGGTATATATGGCAAGTGACTATACACTCTCCGCAAAGTTCACCGTTAATGCCGACGGTTTCATTGATGGCGTAAATAAGGCGCAGTCTTCACTCAGTCAAATCCAGAACAAGGCGCAGGAAGTATCGCGCTCTATGGATCACAGCATGGGCGATGCGTCTGGCAACGTGCAGTCATTGTTTGCCGAGCTTAGGTCGCGGGCTCAGAACATCTTCAGTGGTATCGCGAGCAGCGCGAGAAACGGACTGTCCAACGCCTGGAACGCCGTGCGCACCAACACCCAGCAAATCACGAGCTCGCTGATTGGCGTAAGCCAGGCGGGAATCGCCGCGGTTGCTGGTATGGCCATCCAGGGCGGCATCGACCGCGCGCTGAACATCGATAACGCACGAAAGAAGCTCGCCGGCTTTGGCCATGACGCCCAGGACATCGAGTCCATTATGGACTCAGCCACTCAGTCAGTACGCGGCACGGCGTTTGGCCTAGGCGACGCAGCAACGGCAGCGGCAACGCTTTCTGCAGCTGGCATTAAGTCCGGCGAGGATATGACCAACACGCTGAAATCCGTCGCGAATGTTGCGGCAGCATCTGGTCGAGCGTTTAACGACATCGGCGTCATCTTCAGCTCTGTCGCATCGCGTGGCAAGCTGATGGGCGACGACATGCTGCAGCTCTCAAGCTCTGGCGTGCCGGTACTGCAGCTTCTGGGTGAATACCTTGGCAAGACGTCCAAGGAAGTCTCCGACATGGTCTCCAAGGGACAGATTGACTTCCATACATTCTCGGAAGCCATGCGCATCGGTCTAGGCGAAGCGGCTCTGTCATCCGGTAACACACTGGCTGGCTCATTCGCTAATGTTCGCGCCGCTCTGTCGCGTCTGACCGCTCCAATATTCACGCAAGCCATTCAGGTGTTGGTCGATGCGTTCAAGCAAGCTGCACCGGCTATTGATGCCATGGGCAAGCAGCTTGGCAACATTCCGACGTTTGTGGCACCTATCGCCGCGGCGTTTGGTGCTATGGCTCTCAGTGGCCTTGCTCCGGTTATTGCCAATATCCCAGTGCTTGGCGGTATGCTTGGCCCTCTGTCCGGCTTGCTTAGTGCGCTGGGTGGCCCCGTTGGAATCGCCATCGCGGCATTTGCTGGACTGGTCGCGGTGTCTCCACCACTGCAAGAGGCTCTCGGCAATCTTATGGGCGCGCTTGGTGAGCTTGGCAACGCCCTAGGGCCAATCTTCGGCGCTGCAATAGACGCCATCGTTCCAGTGCTCAACTCAATCGTTGATGTGCTCGGCGGAGCATTCGCGGTCGTCGTCAACGGCGCAGCGGATCTAATCAAGCAACTGGCGGACGCAATCACGAATCTATCCACTGGCGGAGGATTCGACGCGTGGCTTCAGTCTATGCAGCCGGTGGCCGACTTCGTCATGAGTATCCTGCAGCCTGCACTTGACGGATTAAGCACGGGCGCGGGTCTTATCGTTGAAGCGTTCAGCGGATTCGGTGAAGCTGTTGGCGGAGCGTTTGAGACTCTATCGCCATACATTGAAACGGCACGAGACGCCATTTCTCAGTTCGCTGCAGCTTGCCAGCCACTTGTTGACACAGTCCTGCAGAACTTGGGCGTGGCATTTACCACAGTGGCCACAATCGTGTCTGTGGTATTCGGAGCGGCGTTTGAGGTTGTCGGTGGCATTGTCATGACGGTTATGGGAACAATCTCCGGCATCATTCAGACCACGGTCGGCGTGATTCAGACGGTTATCGGCGTGTTTGTCGGCATCTTCACAGGCAACTGGCAGATGGCCGCAAATGGCGCGCAGACAGTGTTCCAGGGCATGAGTACAACCGTCACGAGCATCGTGAACGGTCTCTCGTCTGCTCTGTCCGGCATTATTAACGGTATCTCTGGAACATTCCAGGCAGTGTTCAACGGTATCTCGACCACTGTGGGCAACGTCTTCCACGGTATCTCGAGCACGATTGGCAACGTCATGGGCGACGCTAAGAACACCGTCTCCGGAGCCCTGGACGCCATTGCGGGATTCTTCCGTGGACTACATCTTGAGTTCCCAAAGATTAAGCTTCCGCACTTCAGCATTTCCGGCACATTCTCGCTTGCTCCACCATCAGTCCCAAGCTTGGGCATTGAGTGGTACGCCGATGGTGGTGTTCTGATGAACCCGACTATGTTTGGCATGAACGGAAACAAGGCCATGATTGGCGGAGAAGCAGGACCTGAAGCAGTCGCGCCAATTAGCACGCTCACAGGCTACATCAGCGACGCCGTGAACAACTCTAAGAGTGACGACGAGCTGATTAGCGAGATTGCTGGACTGCGTGAAGATGTGCGCAATATGCGCGTTGTGATGGATGGCCAGACGGTCGGTTCAATCGTCTCGCCGTATGTAGACTCGAACCTTGGCGAATATAAGGTGGTGGCAAACAGATGACGGAACTAACAGACACGTACGAGGTTGTGGTTGATGGAGTGCCGCTTTGCGCCACCTACCGCCTAGCGGTCACGAACTACACAGACAAACCGCCAGCCACTAGAACGTCTACGGTGTCTATCCCTGGACGCGATGGAGTGTTGGACTTGTCTGAGTGGCTGACGGGTGCTCCGGTATTCGACAAGCGGACAATCACCATCACACTCTCACCGCTCGACACGCACGACTGGGCAAGCGTCGAGATGACGCTGACCGCACTGCGTAACATGCTCCACGGTAGGCGCCTAGAGTTCACGCTGTCCTGGGACGAGGGTTATACCTACACAGGACGCTTCGAGGTAACCTCCCAGACGCTCTACGACGAGACGGCGGCCATCAAGCTAACGATTACCGCAGATCCATACAAGTCGCGCGGTGTCATGCACTACGAGCTCGACGGTGAACTTGGCAAGACCTACATCATCGACGGCCCCGCGCATGCGGTGGTTCCGACCATCACATGCCAAACACGCGCCCTGGTCAACATCAACGGACGAACCGTTGACCTTCAGCCAGGTGTGTGGATAAACCGCGACTTGGAGCTGCACAACGGAAAGAACCGCGTAACCGTGAACACTACGCCGGACTATGGAACGGCAATCTGGCGCGATTATGCGGGGCTTATCTGGGAGCAGCTTGACGGCACAAGCCTGGCATACATTGGCCGCGCTGGAAAGAACAGGCTCAAGGGTCTGACGTGGTCCAGCCTAGCCGGTAAGAAGTGGCAGGACATGCGCGGAACGTGGAGAGAGCATGCGTACGTCGATGACGCAGAGACGCACAACAACACAACAGTTATGCTCGACTTCGATTGGAAGGACATTTAATGAGCACAAAGACTCCAAGGCTGGGTCTCACGAAGCCTGACGTCACGGACGAGACTGTTCAGACTATTAAGGACTTGGCCAAGAACTTCGACCTTCTGGACGCAATGTTCCCGGTAGGTGCAATCTATCAGAGCACCAAGCCAACTGACCCATCAACGTTTCTTGGTGGTACATGGCAGGCATTAAACGGTGTATTTCTCTTGGCTCAGTCGCAGAAGTTTCCCGCAGGCTCAACTGGCGGCGAGGACACTCACACGCTGACCATCAACGAGATGCCAAGCCACAGCCACGACACTTCCATGCACTATGGCACGGATAACGGCGGCGGCAACCAGTGGACGGCACGTTCGGCGGACACCTACACCAATTACCGCTTCCAAGTTGACGCGGTAGGCGGCGGACAGCCACATAACAACATGCCACCATATCGTGCGGTTTATATGTGGGAGAGGGTGGCTTAAATGTATGTGCTGACTTATGCGGGAAACGTCATTCATGATCCGCGTGAGGAAGGCGTGCAGATTTCATCCGGTAAGCTTGTAGAAGAGTCGGGGCAGTCTCCGACTCTTTCTTTTACCGTGCAGCCAACACACCCACTCTGGCGCGCGTTCAACCGCGAATCGGTCATGAATACCGAGCGCGAGATTGAGCTCACGGAACACGAGACGCAGAAGATTCTCTTCCGTGGTCGAATCCGCAAAGTGTCGATGTCCATGAACGGATCTATTGACGTCACCTGTGAAGGCGCTATGGCGTACCTCAATGACACCACCGTCCGTCCATATAAAACATATGACACCGACGAGATTGACTGTGAGATTAACGCCCCCGCCAAAGCTGGCGAGTTGTTCGAGTGGTTCATCGAGCAACACAACTCACGCGTGTCTAACCGATGCGAGAAGTTCAAGGTAGGTATTAACGCAGGCGTTAACTTTGGCGCGCTTCAGCGTGGCACAGGAACTCGCCCGACCACACTGAAGGAGATGCGCGAGAAGCTCACGAAGCTCTGCGGCGGCTATTTCCGTGTTCGTTATGTGGGCGAGGATAACTACCTCGACTGGTTAAACGCGGACGGTTCAAGCGAAGCAGCTCAGTCTGTAGAGCTTGGCCAGAACCTTCTGGATCTAAACACCGGCGCGGATGGTAAAGACATCTACACGGCCATCGTCCCCGTTGGCAAGACCGGCGAGGGTGAAGACGAGAAAGACGTAACCATCGACGACGAACACGCTTACGTTGGTGGTGGTTATGACATTGTCGGCGACGCAGTTGTCGATACTGCAATGGCTGAGCGCTACGGCGTCATTGAGAAGCTGATGGAGTATGACCATCTGAGCCAGCCACAGGCACTCGCGGACAAAGCAGTGGCCGACCTCGCCGCGGGTAAGCTTTCCGATTCCATCACGGTGAGCGCCACGGACTTGCACTACGCGGACCTGTCCGTCCAACAGATTGACTACTTGCAGCGCGTCCAAGTAACAAGCGAGCCACACGGCATCGACCGCATGATGCTCTGTATTGGTCGAACGATTAACCTCGTGGACCCAAAGGCCACGCGATACAGCTTCGGCGCAATCGAAGGCACGCTGACCAAGAGTGGCACAACATCCCAAGAACGCACGCAGGAAGCCACTGAGAAGCGTCTGACCGCCCTCGCATCGACCACACGCAAGACGGTAGAAGACACCCACAAGACCACGGTCAAGGTTCAAGCCGTTGAGGAGAAAGCGGTGGCGGTTGAGAAGAAGGCCGACGCAGCCACGGAGAAGATTGCTGACGTAGCAACTACCGCAACGGCGGCGGCGGCGAAAGTCGAGACCGTTGCGGCTAAAGCTGAGAAGGCAGCAGAGGAAGTGAGCCATGTAGCCACAGACGCAAAGAACGCAACAACAACAGCAAAGGAGGCGAAGACTATGGCAACGGAAGCAAACAACA